TGGTAAAAACTCTTATCGTACTAATAGTGTTGCTATTAGAGTAGATAATTCTTTTATCAAGATTCCAAAAGTTGGTATTATTAAATTTAGAGATAATTATAATTTAGAGGATAAAAACATTCTTAAAATTTATAATATCACAATATCTAAGACACCTAGTGGTAAGTATTTTGCTAGTATATCAGCTGAGGTCTATATTCCATGTTTTGAGAGAACCAATCAAAACATAGGCATAGATTTAGGTTTAAAAGATTTTGCTATCTTTAGTACTGGAGAGAAGATAGATAATCCTAGAATATTAAAACATCTTGAAGTTAAATATAGAAGATTAGCTAAGTCATTATCAAGAAAAGTTAAAGGTTCAGCTAACTATCAAAAAGCTAAATTGAGATTAGCAAGATTTCATGAACATGTAACCAATATTCGTAAAGATTTTCTACATAAGTTATCAACTAATATAGTTAGAAGTTATGATATTATTTGTATAGAAAATCTTAATATTAGTGGTTTAATGAAATCTAAATTATCAAAATCATTTCAAGATGTTTCATTGTATGAATTTGTGAGACAGCTAGAGTATAAAGCTAGTTGGTATGGTAAAACTATTTCTAAAGTAGATAGATTTTATCCATCATCACAACTATGTTCTCATTGTGGGTATAAAAATAAAGATGTTAAGAATCTGAATATTCGTGAGTGGACTTGTGCTAATTGTGGTACACATCATGGTAGAGATATTAATGCATCAACTAACATTTTGAATGAAGGATTACGACTCTTAGAGAGTATATAAATATATAATTATAACCGTGGGACACATGGGGATAGCCTACTGAATCTGAATTCCAATGCTTTTATACTAATGTGTAGAAGTAAGTATTCTTGGGTAGGAACTTCAATGGCTTAAAAGTCATGAGAGGATGTCAGGTACATTATAGACCTTAAAAGTAGATTTTGTATTTCAATTTTATACATATTGTTAACTAGCTTGTTGTTGGTTGATAATGTTTTATGTTACTTTGGGGGTATTAAGGTACAACATGAATAATAGTGAAAAGACATACTTATCAGATATTTCTGTATTTGATAGGAGTGTATACGAGAGTAATGTACCTACGGATTCTACCTCTAATTCTGTTCTAAGGGTAATTAGAGGGCCGCTTGCTGAGTGGGATTCTCTAAATAGGAATGGTAGAAAGTATTCTGAGAAGTTGTGGGATAATGTTCTTGCTAGTCCATACGTAACAGAACAGTTAATGTATAATACCCTATATGGTGAGGCTAATCACCCCGCTGATAGGATGGAAGTAGATTTTGAGAGGGTTTCTCATAGGATTGCTAAGATGTGGAAAGTGCCACAATCTAACCAAATCTTCGGTGAGATACATATTCTTGATACTCCTTTTGGTAGAATCATTAATACATTATATGAGGCTGGTGGTGTTATCGGCTATTCATCTAGGGCTGGTGGTGCGTTACATCAACGTAAGGATTATATTGAGGTAGATGAAAATCAATATAACTTTATTACATTTGATGCTGTTCCATTTCCGTCCGTTCAGTCTGCACGTCCAAATGATGTTGTAACTGAGGGTGTAGTTGAAAAACAGGCACTAGAGACAAATGTTCATAACGCTCTTTTTAAAATTATTAAAGAGTGCGATGAAAAGGACTTTAAAAATATTAAGTCCTTTATATATAGCATTGATGGTTATGACTTAACACCTGAGAGGTTATTGCTTGAAAGTGTTGAGGATATAATCGTTGCTAAACGTGATGAAGCTGTTGTAGATGACGGAGACACTATTGAGGTTATTGATGATAGTGAATCACAAATTGATACTTTACAGCGTACACTTCAATCTATTAAGGCTCAAAAACAATCTCTTGAAAAAGAAAATGAGGGTTTGAAACAAAGTTTAGATAATGCTCTAAATAAAATTTCAAATGTACTTCAAGACTCTAAAAATAAAGAGGTCGAGATACAATCTGAAGTTGAAAGCCTAAAAGACACTATTGCAAGGAAAGATGCACAGATTATTGAGTTGCAAAATGAGATTGATGAGTTACAGTCTGATTTAGATGAATTAGACTCTGTTGAGGAAGCCTGCAAGGCATTAAAGTATCAAAATACTTCTCTAATTCAAGAGGGTGTGACTACATCTAATAGAGAGTTAGAACGTAAGCTAGATGAGAGTTTAAAAACTAATAAGTCTTTAAGTGAGGATAATAAAAATCTTTCACAAGATAAAGATAAGTTAGAGGGTGAATTATCTGAAGCTTATGATGAGATTGCATTAGCTGTTACTGATATTAATAAGAAAGATGCCTTAATTCAAGCACAGCAAGATACAATCACAGCTTTAAAAACAGATGTACAATCACTGACTGAGGAATTAGATGGTGTTGAGGGTGGTTATCAATCTGCTATTGATAGGAGAGATAACCAAATTGAAGAATACGAACAGAAGATTAAAGATTTAGAGGCTAAGATTAGAAAACTTTGTGGTGAGGTTGATTCACTTGATGAATCTTATAATTCCATTAAAGCTGTAAATAAATCAATCAAACATGATTTAATTTCAGTTATTGCTGGTAATTATGGGTTAACAGTAGAATCTGTTCAGTCAAAGTTGCCTGTAGGTTTTAATAAATCTGATGTATATTCTATTTGTGAATCTATGAGTAATAACAATAGTATGAATACATTTAAAAATTCTATTGTAGATACTCAAATTGTTAATGAATCTTCCCGTGTTAGAAAAGAGAATATCGTAAATGCTAAACCTAGAGTTGGTGAGTTATTCTCTAATCGAAGGGGTTAGTGTTCATTACTATATAAGTTAGTATAAATTTTATTTTAAGGGAAATAATTTAACATATGAAAACAAATATTTATGAGCAATATCGTCCATTGTTGGAATCTTGGAGTGCATATACAGATGTAGTTAAAGAACATGTAGAGGGTTACTCCGATGTAGAAGCAACTCAACTTTCTTTGTTGCTTGAAAACACAAAATCTGAATTAGAAATGACTAAGGGTCGTATGATGAATGGTACAGCTATTCATGAAGGTACTGACATTTCTATGGTTAACACTTTCACTTCTAATGTGTTCGATATTATCACAGCTGTCATGCCTAATTTGATTGGTGAATAAAAATATTTGTTCGCAGTCCTTATTTTTAGTAATAAGAGTAAGAAATACACTTAATTGCTAGGAGTCCGTAAAGCTGGTTAAACTACAACGTAACTTGAAAGGGTAAGCGTGATAGTAGCGAAAGCAGAAAAAATTAATCAGATGGTATAAGGTGAAATAAAAGCTATAGTAAAATATAGTCCTAAGTATTTAAATAATCGGTAATTAGCAGTTATAACTTATATTATTCCCTTAGATAGGTTATAATTCAACGACTATCCTGAAGCACATGGGCATTAAAATAATATGTGTGTATAGACGTGAAATTCGTCAAGAGGAGTACGGCTCTAGTGAGTGGGTGAGAATCCCTTAAATGGAAATAGTGTACCCCTATATTATAGGGTGTGATATAGTCTATTCTCATATGAAAGTATGAGAGTACTAATGGAAACGATTAGTACGTAATATTAAGTGCGAATGATATCGTGTCAGTTCAACCTTTGGATAGGAGGAATGGTCAAGTATTCTTCTTGAAATTCACTTATGGTAACAACAAAGGTGGCATCAAAGCTGGTACTGATATGATTTCATCTCAACGTGGTTTCACTGGTGGTGATTTCAGTGGTGAACACGTAAGTGGTGAGTCCTTGACTATCACAGGTGGTAATGTATCTCAAAAAGTATTGCATACACCTATCAAACCTGGTACATTCCGTTTGACTTCTGTAGATAAAATCGGTGCAGAGTTAATCGATGTTCCTGATGCAACAGGTAAAAAAGGTACTATTACTGATACAGCTACTACAGGTTTAGGTGCTGGTACTGTTGATTACGTAACAGGTGAAATCACATTGACTGGTGTAACAGTTGCACATTTGGAAGCTGATTTTGATTATGACCAAAATAGCTTTGATGCTCCTGTAGACCAAGTTGATGTACGTGTAGTTTCTGAGCCAGTAGTTGCTCGTCCACGTAAATTAAAATCCGTATATATGTTCGATAAACTTTGTGCATAAAGAGTTTCATTTTGTGCAATGTCGCCTTATCATAGAAATATGGTGAGTGATAACTCTACGAATTGCTGGGAGTTCCTAAAGTATAGCACACTACAACGTAACTCGAAAGGGTAAGCGTGAAAGTTGCGAAAGCAGAAAAAAGTTGTTATAATACCCTATGATGAAATAAAAGGTATCTTAGTATTATTAAGATATTTCTAAGGGGGATAGTAAAAATGGATAATCAGCAGTCAGTGGTTACATATATTGAATGTCCTTATTGTGGTAAGAAATTAAAATTTTTAAATGCAACTCATCTCAAACGTCATGGTAAAACAGTTAGTGATGTTAAATCTGAGTTTCCTAATCAATCTTTTGCATCTCAGTCTTATAGAGATAGGCAAAGAGAAGATACAAGAGATAGATGGGAAGAAGATGGTTATAGAGATAGAGTTTCTGCTACATTAAAAATTACACAGAATAGGGAAGATATAAAAGAGAAGATAGCTAATGGTAATAGAGTTAAATGGTCTGATGAAGAATATAAGAAGAGAGTTTCTAAAAAGATAAGAGATACTCAAAACAGACCAGATAAGAAATTACATATGTCTAAACTATCATCAAATGCTTTACTAGATGGTACAATAGGTAGTACTAATTACAAAGTTGACTATCTTGGTAAAGATTTATATTTAAGAAGTTCATATGAGTTAAAGGTATTCAATTATTTGAATGATTTAGATATATCTTTCAGATATGAGGATATTAGGTATGAATATGATTTTGATGGTTTTAGGTTATATCATGTCGTAGATTTTTATATTCCAAAGTATAACTTAATTATAGAGGTTAAACCTAAGTATAAATTTAAAGAAGGGTTTATTAAAAATCATAATGAAGAGTATCGAAAAATCATCGCAAAACGTGATGGTGGTATTGCTCTCGGGTATAACTATATTTTCATAACAGAAGATAATTTAGACAGTAAAGACTCTTTTTATAAAGCTATTAGTAAGTATATGTAGTCAAAGATTCAACGACTAACCCAGACATGGGTGTAGGTTATTATGAAAGATAGCCGAAGTGTAGAGTACCTAAGTTACAATAAGTGATATGGTAAAGATATAGTCTGTTCTCATGTGAAAGCATGAGTTTTGAATTGTTAAACTTTCATTAAATACAATTCAATTTGATACAATTAGGTTGCATACGATTTAAAAATGTCATTCGGCTTGGACATGGATACAGTAATCTTGAAAGCCACTTCTGGTGAAATTGGTTATGAAATTGACAATGAGATTAACGTAGGTTATAATGCTACTATGTTGTTAGTAGCTTAGTAATACATAGTCTCCGTACATAGTGATATGTGCGAAAAATTAATCTATTTAATTGCTGGAAAGTCCTAAAGCTAACTAAACTACAACGTAATCATGAAATAGGGGTAAGCGTGAGAGTTGCGAAAGCAGAAAAAATTAGTTAGATAGTATAAGGTGAAATAAAAGCTATACAAAGGGTGTATAGTCCTAAGTACTGTAATAATGGATAATCAGCCGCTAAGTCCTTAGTAGGGAAAAGTTCAACGACTATCCGAAAGCAACATAGTTTGTGAGTAGATAATGAAAATTATCAAAAGGAGTACGGCTCTAGTGAGTGGGTGAGAATCCCTTAAATGGAAATGGTAGATGTGTACAAAAGATGGTTTAAAATTACATATAGAATGTCCTATATGTCATAAGAAATATAAGATGATAACAAATAATCATCTAGTTAAAAAACATAATATCACATTAGAAGAGTTTAGAAATACTTATAAAGGTTATCCTACAGAGAGTGAGTATTTACAAAAGGTTAGAGTAGATGTTGGTTTAGCGATAGGTTCTAAAGAAAGTGTTAAGTCTTTTAGGAGTGCTAAAGCTAAAAAACAGCATGAAGATGGTAATCTCAATCCATCTAAAACTTTAAATTATTTGTGGGAAAATAAAAGAGATTGGATGCGTGAAAGACAGCATATTGGTAATAGTACTGAAGCTGAGTTTAAACGTAAATCAGAAGTTTCTAGACGTTTATGGTCTTGTCCTGAGTGGGTTAATTCTCGTAGGGATAGGAATGTAAGATGTGAATTAAATGGTTATGTTTTATATGTTAGAAGTTCTTATGAAAAGATAGCTTGTGAGTTCTTAGATTCTTTAGGTGTTAAGTTTGAGTACGAAACAAAAGTATTTAAGTATCATTATAGGGGTAGATTTAGAAATTATATTGTTGATTTATATCTTCCTTTACATGATATTTATTTAGAGGTAAAACCTAAAGACTTTGAGAATGATGATAAAAACAAAGCTAAACTACAGTCTGTAATTGATAGTGGTAATATAATTACTTATGTTGATGAGGATTGGATATGTTCTATAGATGATTTTAAACATCATTTGAGTAAGTACATAAAGATATAGTCTGCTCTATGGTGAAAGTCATAGAAGGGTATAATGGAAACGATTATACTCGTAACAAAAGGTATGCAAGATTTGTTGAAAATTGCTGGTAGCCAATCTACTTGGAATAAACTTCCTGAGTATAAAGGTCAAGACGTTAAAACACATGAAGCTACATTGTTTAATGCTATCAATGATGCGTCCAATACAATTCTTGGTAACACTAAACGCTATGAAGCTACATTTATTATCTGTGGTAAAAATGCCGCTACATACATTGAATCCTTGAATACAAATATCGGTCAAGTACGTGAAATCTTCAAACGTGTATCTACAAATGGTATCGTTGGTGGTCCACACTTGGTAGGTATCTTGGATGAAAAATACAAAGTATATAAAAATCCATACTACCCTGATAATGAAATCTTGGTAGGTGCTAAGGGTAAGCAAGTTAGTATTGCTTAGTGATACATTTTGCCCTTGTAAAACCCTGTGAATTGCTGGGACGTGCTAAAGACTGTTATACCAAAGTGTAAAAATTAACAGTATGAGTTGTGGGTTAGCACTCCACAACAATGAAATGTACAATCAGCAGCCTTATATGTTTACATTTTATCTTATATGTTGTATTATTTACGTATAAGGTGGTGTAATTTATATGTGCAGAGATTATGTTGAGTGTCCTATATGTGGTAAGAGATTAATGAATATGACATCACATATTAAGGCTCATGGAATTGAAATTAAAGATTTTAAAATTAAATATCCTAATGTAGATTTAGTGTCAGAGTCTTATAGGAATAAGATGTCTAGTAAGATGAAGGTAGTACGTAATAGAGATGATGTCAAAGCGAAGACATCTGAGAACTCAAAGAGGATGTGGGGTTCTAATGGGTTCAAAGATAAAATGCATAAGATTCATCTTGAAGTACAGTCTGATAAAGATTTACAGAAAAGAAAGTCTAAAACTTTAAAGAGTACTTGGAAGAATCAAGAAGTAAGAAATCGTATTATAAATGCTCAGAAAGAAGCTCAATTACTTGATAGTGAAAAAGAAAGAAAATCACGTCAAGGAAAATTAAATTGGGAATCTAAAGAGTATCGTAGTAAGGTAAGAAAGCATAGAAGTGTTCGCATTTTAGATAATGGTGAGCCTATGATTTTTGCAAGTTCTTGGGAAGTTAAGGTTTCTGAGTATTTAGATGATTTAGATATTAAGTGGGATTATGAGACTTTACAGTTTGAATATTTCACATCTGATGGAAAATCACATAATTACTATCCTGATTTTTATCTTAAAGATTTAGATTTAATTTTAGAGGTTAAACCTAAGCATGAGATAGAGTTAGAGGTAAATCAATTAAAATTTAATTCCGTTGTTTCTTGTGGACGTAATATAATGTATATTACACAAGATGATATAATTAATATATGCACATTTAAAGATAAAATATATGGGGTTCATCGACTATCGAAAACAGAGATGTAAAGTAAGACTGGTAACTCGGTCAAGGTTATTATAGGTTACATCTTTTAAGTGAGTAGAGTAGGAATTAAAGTTCCGAAGTGCAGGGAGTTATTACTGATAACCTAAAGGTAATAACTATGATATAGTCAGTGCTAACAAGAAATATGTTAGTTATTTAATTTAATAGTCAGTTAAAATGTCAGGAAATGTTCATCGAAGCTGGCTATATTTACGCTCCATACTTGCCTTTATTCGCAAGTCAATTATTGGTTGATGCTGATTTCAAAGCACAACGTGGTTTCTGTACAATTTACGCCAAAAAGGCTGTAAATAAATATATGTATCATCGTTTGACTTTGGTAGATAATAAACAAGTAGCCGCTAACTAGTCGATAGTTTAAGCTATAAGTCATCAGTAAACATGACTGTATATAAATACAAAACTAAATAATATATCCATTCAAAGAGGTGTAGTTAATTCTGCACCTCTTTTCTTTTTATTGATTTTGCTATGCGAATAGTGTATAATTTAGTTATAAGGTGTTATATTTTGTGTTAGATTTAAGAGGCGATTAGATTAAAGAGGTGATTAAATTATGTGTGAGGACAATACTAAAGATAAAAAATCTTTATGGGGTGGTAAAGGTAAGAGAACATATAATAATGGTGTTGTAGCTAAACGATATTTTGAAGGTGAGCAACCTGATGGGTTTGTACTGGGGATGTTACCACGTACCAATGAGCAAAAGGCTGAGAGTAATGCTAAAAGAATTAAGACTACATTAGAGAAGTATGGTGTTTCTAATGTAGCACAGTCTAAAGATGTGTATGATAAGGTGTTAGAGACAAATCTTAAAAAGTATGGGGTTAAGCATCCACAAACTCTTGAATCTCAAAAAGAAAAAGTAAAGAAAACAAATCTAGAGAGATATGGTACTACCAATGGTAAGGTACTAAAACCAAAAGTAGATAAGCCTAAAAAAGAGAAAAAGGTAAAATTACCTAAAGTTAAAGATGCTCGTAAAGGTCATTATTACAACGATGGGGTTATTACTAGAAAAATTAAAGAGGGGGATGTTATACCTTATGGGTTTGTAAAGGGTATGTTGTTGAGTGATGAACTTAAACAAAAAAGGTCGGCTAAGGCTAAAGAGACATTTCTTAAAAAGTATGGTGTAGATAACCCAGCAAAATCTAAAGAAGTGCTTGCTAAGATACAGAAAACAAATTTAGAGAGATATGGTGTTGAGTATTCTGCACAATCTGATATTGTTAAGGAAAAAGTAAAAACTACGAATCTTAAAAAGTATGGTGTAGAATATTCTTTTCAAGCTAATGAGGTCAAGGATAAGATTAAGGCTACTAATTTAGAGCGATATGGTGTAGACAATCCATCTAAATCAGATATTATCAAGACTAGGATTGTTGAATCTAATCGTAAGAATTTAGGTGTAGATTATCCTATGCAATCTAAGGATGTGATGGATAAATCTAGGGTTACTTCTTTTGAAAAATATGGTACTGAATACCCTAATCAGTCTGATATCGTAAAGGGTAAGATTGAGGCTACTACTTTAGAGCATTATGGTGTTAATCGTGTTTGTAAGTTAGATGAGTTCAAGCAAAAGGTTGTAGACACTAATAGAGAGAGGTATGGAGTAGATTATACTTGTTTAATTTATAGTGGTAAGTTAAAGGGTAATGATAGTAGTTATAATAGGTCTTTTGCTAAACTTCTAGATGACGTTGGTATTGTTTATGAGCGTGAGTTTTTACTAGAAAAATATTCATATGATTTTAGAGTAGGTAATACATTAATAGAAATAAATCCTACAGCTACACATAATACACATTTCAATCCTTATGGAAAGAATAGGATTGATGTTAATTATCACAGAGATAAATCTAAGTTAGCTAATAACAGTGGTTATAATGTAATTCATGTATTTGATTGGGATGATACAGATAAAGTTGTACAACTACTGAAGGATAGGGTTACTGTATATGCACGTAATTGCGATATTAGAGTGGTTAGTGATGTAGATACAAATAACTATTTAGATATGTATCATTTACAGGGTACTTGTAG